GCTGCCAGCCTTCACCGGCCCAGTCCTCGCCCCGACCGCCCCACACGAAGAGGAGGTCGTCATGACCCTGCCTGAAATGCAGGCCGTTGCCTGCCCCAATCCGGCTCAAGCCAACGTCGGCGGAACGATCCGCCGCGGAGCCATCCTTGCCCTCGACCTTGGCACCAGCGCCGGCTGGGCGCTCCAGTCGTCCGATGGTCACATCAGCACCGGGACTGTGTCGCTGAAGCACACCCGCTACGACGGTGGCGGCATGCGCTACCTGCGCTTCCGGCGTTGGCTCGAGCAGCTCGACATCGATGCCGGTCCGATCGAGGCAATCTACTTCGAAGAAGTCCGCCGTCACGCAGGAACCGACGCGGCCCATGTCTATGGCGGCCTGCTGGGGATGCTGACCGCTTGGTGCGAAGAGCATCTGGTCGCCTACCAGGGCGTGCCTGTCGGCACGATCAAGCGGTTCATCGCCGGCAAGGGGAATGCCGACAAGGCCGCCGTCATCGCGGCAGTTCGCGCCAAGGGCTTCGCGCCCGCCGACGACAACGAGGCCGACGCCATAGCCATCCTGCTTTGGGCCATCGAGACCCGTGGAGGTGTCCGGTGAGTGCGGCTGGTTTTCTGAAGCGCGTGGCGCAGGTGCTCGAAGATCGCGGTGCGGCCTATGGTGATCCCAAGACCCAGATGGAGGCCATCGCCCGGCGCTGGTCGATCACCCTCGGCTCGCCTGTCACCGCCCAGCAGGTGGCGCTGTGCATGATCGACCTGAAGCTGGCGCGGATCGCTCACGACCCCAACTATGCCGACGGCCCCATCGACGTGATCGGCTATGCAGCGCTCATCCCGGAGATAATCCGTGGCTCGCGGTCGTAAGCGCAAGGCGGGCCGCCGCCACCCCTGCGGCAAGCTGGTCCAGCCGGGCAAAGCCGAGACCATGCGGGAGGTCACAGCAACCGTCCTGGATGCCCGGCAGCGTCAGTATGGCGTCACCGCAAGGCAGGCGAAGGACGAGCGTCTGGGCTCGGCGATCGGGCGGTTGGCATTCGCCGGCAAGATCACGGCAGAGCAACTGGCGGCAGCCGAGCTCTATGGTGACCTGATGGCTCGCAACCGGGCGGTCATGGGACTGCCGCCGATCCACCCACATTCCGCTACCGGCTTGCTTCTCGATGAAGGGATCTTCGGTCGCAGTCTCACGGAGTACGATCCGGACTACGTCGAGAAGATCCGCAAGCGGGCAGCGGCGGCCATCCTGATGCTGCGGACTGCTGACCACGATGCCATCGCCGCGACCGGTCGGCGCCCCAGCATGCTAGTCCATGCGGTGGTCTGCTACGAGGTGGATGCCGCCGGCTGGGGAGATGCTGACTTGCGGAATCTGTCTCATGGACTCGAAGCACTGGTCACCCTGTTCGGTATCAATAAGGACAGTTCGCTGCCAGTATCGTCCGCCTAGCGGTTGATTTAACAAACTGTGATTCAACGATAAAAACACAATTCGGCATTGACGGGAGCATTGATCTCCTGTAGATGTTTCCGAAATGTAGTGATGCGAGTTGCGCCCGGGGCTTACCAGCTTCCGGGCGTTTCTCGTTGCAGGCGTTGTGCGATGGCTGAACGACTTCGGGGACGCCAAGGTGTTGCGCAGCGCCTGCGTCGATTAAAGGCAGAACCCCTCTGTCGCGATTGTGCCCGCGCCGGGATAGTCCGAGAGGCGACCGTACCTGACCACATCGTGCCGCTCGCCCAGGGTGGCAGCGACAACGACAGCAACATTCGCTGCCTGTGTGCTGACTGCCACCGGATACGCACTGCCGAGCAGTTCGGGCTTCGTCGGACCGTCGGCACAGGCCCGGATGGCTGGCCGATCCGGGTGAGAAACCGCCCTCATTCAAGGCGGGATAAAATCTGAAACTGACTGGGAGGTCGCCATGGCACAAATCGCCTCGGCGGGCGCCGCCCCTCTGTGCCACATTTGTTCTCAGCCGATCGCAAGAAGAATCCGAAAGTCACGCGACAGTGGACGGTGCTGCTCGCGGGCCTGTGGCTTCGAGATGATACGGCGTGAGCGCTCCGCCTTACGGGCTGCCAGGCTGGCTCGCCTTGCCGAAGTCAGGAAGGCTGCGCGTCAACGTCACTGCATTGAATGCGGCGGAGTGTTCGAAGGCCCGGTCAATGCAAAATTCTGTTCGCAGCAATGTCAGGTGCGCAGCAAGGCCCCCAAGAAGGTACAATGTTCATGCCGCGAATGTGGCAGCACATTCCTGCCCGCGTATGGAGACAAGAGGCGCGTCTTTTGCTCGGAAACTTGTTGCAAACGTCATCTCCATCGCGTTTCCAAAGGCGTGGAGAGGGCGCAAACTTACGGGGTCCAAGCAGATCCGGTTAATCCGATTGCTGTTCTGGAACGAGATGGATGGATTTGCCACATCTGCGGAGAGGAAGCGCCGCGTGAATTGCGCGGGACGATGCGGTGGAACGCTCCAGAGGTGGATCACATTATTCCCCTAGCGGCAGGCGGTACGCATACCTACGAAAATGTCGCCTGTGCCCACCGCGCCTGCAATCTGGAAAAGGGCGATGCGCTACCTCTCGGTCGGACCGACCCACAGCGCCTCTGGGTCCACCGAGGGTCGGGGGGCCTCGCATAGTTTAGCACCTGCGGGGCGGACACCGCGCTTGGCCCAAAAAACACGCAACCGCGAGTTAGCGACCGGGGGTCAAAGTCTGGAAAGTCCAGCAATTACGTCTATTTGACTGGATAGCAGGTTCGAAAAGAGCGTTAGTCGTTTCACCAAAACGAAAGCGACGCAGATGACCGACTCTACCCTTCCAACCGCCAACGAAGCCTGGGGCTTCTTCGGCACCACAGGCAGTTTCGCGGACGCCCAGGCAGCTTGGGCCATCGCGTTCCCCGCGGTCGCGAAGGCCACGAGCGGCAGCGCCGAAGGGGTTCGGGATTTTCTCGACAGCCGGCACGGACGCCACTTCGCTGACGATGTGCACAACGGCATCCACAGCGGCATCGACCTCAATGCTGCCATTGACGCGGCTATCGCCCGCTGGATGGGCTGGACCATCAACCGCGCTACTTCGCGTGACCACGGCATTCCGGTCGGACTGCCTTACCTGACCGGCTTTGTCGGCCTCTACGAAATCTTGGCAGACGCGGAATGAGCGCGGGTGTCACCAGCACGGTCCGCCTTGCGATCCGCACGTTGCCAGAGAACTTCGACCGTAGCCGAATTGGTGTGGTGCTCGAGACGATCGAGCAGGAACTTTACGAAAGCGGCGTTTACGCCAGTGCAAGCGCTGACAGCTTCACCATCGAAATCACGGTCCGGACCGATCAGTTGCTCGACACTGCCAAGGTACTGAACGAGCTCGAACTGGTCTGACCCGAGGGCAATAGCCCCCCAGCCACCCTTCGACCTGACAATTTGACCACGCGCCGCGAGCCTGAAGGCTTCCGCGGCCAAACGCTATCCAAGGATATCTATGAATCAGAACTGGCCGGCCCAGAGCAGTGAGTTCTGGCCGATAGAGAAGATCACGCCCTACGCGCGCAACTCACGCACGCACTCGGATGAACAGGTTGCGCAGATCGCTGCCTCGATCCGTGAATGGGGTTGGACCAATCCGATCCTCGTTGATGAAGATGGGGGGCTGATTGCTGGCCATGGACGTCTGCTTGCTGCGCGCAAGCTGGGGTTGACGCAGATCCCGACCATGGTCGCCAAGGGCTGGAGCGAGGCTCAGAAAAAGGCCTATGTCATTGCCGACAACAAGCTGGCGCTGAACGCTGGCTGGGATCTCGAACTACTGGCGGTCGAACTCGGTGACCTGCAGGGCTTCGACTTCGACCTGATGCTGACCGGGTTCTCGGACGACGAGCTGTCAAAGCTGCTGGCCGAAAAGACCGAAGGTAACACCGACCCCGACGAGATTCCTGAAGTGTCGGCAGACCCCATCGCCCGCCCGGGCGACGTCTGGCTGATGGGTAAACACCGCCTCTTGTGCGGCGACAGCACCAGCGTCGATGACATGGAAAAGCTGACCGGCGGACAACTGGTCGACATGTGGTTGACCGATCCGCCCTACAACGTCGCCTACGAAGGCGGCACCAAGGACAAGCTGACGATCCAGAACGACAATATGGGCGACGAGCAGTTTCGGGCATTCTTGCGCGATGCCTATGTCACCGCCGATACGGTGATGAAGCCCGGCGCAGTGTTCTACATCTGGCATGCTGACAGCGAAGGCTACAACTTCCGCGGCGCCGCGCGCGATGCCGGCTGGCAGGTGCGCCAGTGCCTGATCTGGAAGAAATCATCCCAAGTTATGGGCCGCCAGGATTTTCATTGGAAACATGAGCCTTGTCTATATGGTTGGAAAGACGGCGCCGCGCACCTGTGGGCCAATGACCGCAAGCAGACGACGGTAATGGAATTCGACAAGCCGTCGCGCAACGGTGAGCACCCGACCATGAAGCCGGTTGCGATCTTCGAATACCAGCTGCTGAACAACACCAAGGGCGGCGATATCGTACTCGACAGCTTCGCTGGCTCTGGCACCACCGTGATTGCAGCAGAAAAGAACGGCCGCGTCGCTCACCTGATGGAACTCGACCCGCGTTATTGCGACGTCATCATCAAGCGCTGGCAGGATTTCACCGGCAAGGCTGCGACCCTTGAGGGTGATGGCCGGACCTTCGACGAGATTGCAGGCGTCGTCAGCAGCGATGACCCCGCCAATACCGATCCCACCGCAGAGCCCAACCACCCCTGACCATTGCACAGGACAAGTCCCCGGACTTGGGCGAAGTGCACCATGCTGCTGTCCGCGAACCTCCTGCGCTGCCTTGCGATCTGCAGGTCATGGCTGGGCCAGTGACCAGTATATGTCCCTCACGGGAGACGCCAGTCGGCCTGCCGATCAAACGCACCAGGGCATCGCGCGCCTCTTCAGCCGAAGCACGGGGACAGGGATGGTTCGGCCTGCAGCTGCCGTCCATTTCGCGCGCGGCAATTCCGGCCAGGCGAATGCGAGGTCCTTCCGCGCACCAGATCGGGCCGTCGCCATCCCAAACACGGGTTGGTGTGCAGGTGAAAGTTGTCCCTTGAGGCGTGGTCAAAGCCGCAGCAGCCAAAATTATTAGATCAAAAATTGTCGTGTCCTCGGATTGTGGGAGGCTTGGAACCGGTCGGACACAAGACTTAAGCGAAGGCAGCCGCCCATGAAACCCGGCACAAAACCCAAGCCCACCCATCTTAAATTGGTCACCGGCAATCCCGGCAAACGGGCGCTGAACCGCAAAGAGGCCAAGGCCAAAGCGGCCATTCCCGCACCGCCGCATCACCTGACCGCCGATGCAGTCGAGGAGTGGAACCGGGTTGCAACCGAGCTCTATAATCTCGGGATCCTCTCCGAGATCGATCGGGCGGCGCTTGCGGCTTACGCCATGGCTTACGGCCGCTGGGTCCAGGCCGAACGCGCGATCGCCAAGATGGCCGAGAAGGACCAGCTGACCGGCGGCCTCATGATCAAGACATCGAACGGCAACGCGATCCAGAACCCGCTGGTGGGCACCGCCAACAAGGCGGCGGCGGACATGATGCGTTACGCCGCAGAATTCGGGATGACGCCGAGTGCCAGGAGCAGGATCGCGGCCCAGCCGCCAGAAGAAGGCACGGACCCCGCCGACCGCTTCTTCGCCTGACAGGACACTGGCTTATGCCCAAGCGGTGGTCGCAGGCGAGATCGTCGCCGGGCCGCATGTGCGCAATGCCTGCAAACGGCACATCGCGGATCTGAAGCGCAAGGACGGCAACTGGTTCGACCATGATGCCGCAAACCACGCCTTCGCCTTTTTCGAGGAGGTGCTGAAGCTCTCTGACGGCCAGTTCGAGGGGCAACCATTCGAACTGCAACCCAGCCAGGCGTTCATCGTCGGCTCGCTGTTCGGCTGGAAACGCAAGGATGGTCGCCGTCGATTCCGCCGTGCCTACATCGAGCAAGGCAAAGGCAACGGTAAATCGCCGGTCGCGGGCGGTATTGGCATTTACGGGATGACCGCCTGCCAGGAGGCCGGCGCCCAGATCTATGCGGCAGCGGCCAAAAAGGAGCAGGCCAACATCCTGTTCAGGGATGCGGTGCGCATGGTCCGGCAATCACCGGCTTTGGCCCGGCGGCTGGAATTCTCAGGCGGCCCGGGGCGTGAATTCAACATCGCGCATCTGGCTTCGGGGAGTTTCTTTCGCCCGGTCTCGCGCGACACGGGCAAGACCGGCTCGGGACCGCGACCTTTTTTTGTGCTGGCGGACGAGGTTCACGAGCTACCCGATCGCTCAATCATCGAGATGCTGGAACGCGGCTTCAAGTTCCGCCGCGATCCGCTGCTGTTCATGATCACCAACTCGGGCTCGGATCGAAATTCGGTCGCATGGGAGGAACACGAACACGCGATCCGGGTGGCGGCCGGTAATCCCGATGCCGTGACCGACCCGACCTTTCTGGGTCAGGTCATCGACGACACCACGTTCAGCTATGTTTGTGCGCTCGACGAGGGCGACGATCCGCTGACCGACCCCAGCTGCTGGATCAAAGCCAATCCGCTGCTCGGCGTCACGATCACCGAGCAATACCTCTCGGAGGTGGTGGCGCAGGCCAAAGCCATCCCGGGGCAAATGAACGGCATCCTTCGACTTCACTTCTGCGTGTGGACCGATGCCGAGACCGCCTGGATGGCGCGGGCAACGCTTGAACCGCTGCTGGCGGAGTTCGAACCTAAGGCTGGACAACCCGTCTGGCTCGGGCTCGACCTCAGCCAGAACCGGGATTTGACCGCGCTGGCTGCCGTTCAGCGCAATGGCGAGAAAGACGGCAAACCCTGCTTTGACGCATGGGTCGAGGTCTGGACGCCGGGCGATACGCTCGCCGCCCGTAGCTTGCGCGACAAGCAGCCCTACGACCTCTGGGTTGCCGACGGGTTCCTCAATGCACCGGCCGGCGAGAACATTAGCTTTCGCCATGTGGCGCAGGCGCTCGCCGAGATGGCGACGGACTACCGTGTCGAGGCGGTCGCTTACGATCGATACGCTTTCCGGCGGTTCGAGGAGGAAGTCGCCGAACTCGGGCTCGACCTTGCCTTTGTCGAGCATCCACAAGGCGGCACCAAGCGGGCCAAGCCTGCGGGTGAGATGACCGAAGGCCTCTGGATGCCGGGTTCCCTCCGGCACCTCGAAGAATTGATCCTTGAAGGGCGCATCCGGCTCAGACGCAATCCGGTCCTCATCTCGGCAATGATGTCAGCGGTCACCGAGACCGACCGCTGGGACAACAAGTGGCTCTCCAAACAGCGGGCCATCAACAAGATCGACGCAGCCGTGGCGCTGTGCATGGCAGTGGGGGTAGCGATGGCAGGCGACACCTCCGGCACCATCGATGACTGGCTGAAGAGCTTGGCATGAACCTGCTGCAAAAGGCGATCGGCTACATCGCGCGCTCCATCGGCCTCACGGATCCACGGCTGGTGCAGGCGGCGGGTGGCCGCACAACCACGACCGGTGAAGTGGTCTCGACCAGCTCCGTGCTGGGGCTCGCCTCAGCATGGGCCTGCGTCAATCTGCTCGCCGGTACGATCGCTTCGCTGCCGCTCATGGTCTACCGGACCCGGGGCGGCGCAAGGACGGTCGCGACCGACCATCCGCTCTACCGGATCCTGCATGACAGCCCGAACGCCGATCAGACCGCAGTCGACTTCTGGGAGTTCATCTGCGCCTGCCTGGAACTGAACGGCAACGCCTATGCCGAGATCATCCGAGGCAGCAATGGCCGGGTGGTCGCGCTCAGCGTTCCCATCGCGCCAGAGCTGATGACCGTGCGCCGTCTGCGCGACGGCAGCCTTGAATATGAGTGGTCGGATGGCGGCATTCGCTCCATCGTCAGCCAGGACAACATGCTCCACATCCGGGGCTTTGGCGGTAACCCGCTGGGCGGTCTTTCAACCCTCAGCTTCGGCCGCCAGACCTTCGGGCTCGCACAAGCAATTGAGCGCGCCTCGGGCGACACGTTCCGAAACGGGGTGCGGCCCTCGGGCCTGCTCAAGACAGCCGACAGCCTGACCCTCGACCAGCGCAAACAGGCAGAGGAACTGCTCCAGGAGAAGTTTGCCGGCGCGATCAATGCAGGGCGGCCGATGCTGCTCGACCGGGGCATGGACTGGGTCCAGCTCTCGATCAGCCCAGAAGACGCGCAGATGCTGCAAAGCCGGGCTTTTTCGGTCGAGGAGGTCTGCCGCTTCTTCGGGGTGCCGCCTTTCATGGTCGGTCACACGGAGAAGACCACCAGCTGGGGCACCGGCCTCGAACAACAGACGCTGGGGTTCCAGAAGTTCACGCTGCGCCGGCGCCTGAAGCGCATCGAGCAGGCGCTGACCAAACAACTGCTCTCGCCCGCCGACAGGCAGGCAGGACTGGTTATCGAGTTCAACCTTGAAGGCCTGCTGCGCGGTGACAGCGCTGCGCGGGCCTCCTTCTACCAGCAGATGCTGACCAATGGCGTGATGACCATCAACGAGGTCCGCGCCCTTGAAAACCTGCCGCCGGTCGAAGGCGGCGATGTCCCCCGCATGCAGATGCAGAACGTACCCATCACGCAGGCCGGTGCTCCTGCCGGAATCCTGCCGCCAACCGGAGCGAATGCCCCATCGGAGCCCCCTAAATGAAACATCTCACCCTGACCCTCAAATCCAGTGACCTTCAGGACACCGGGCAGTTCGAGGGCTACGCCTCGACCTTCGGCAATGTCGACCAGGGCGGCGATCTCATCGAACCGGGTGCTTTCCGGGAGAGCGTCGCCAAGGCCCGCGCTGAAGGCTGGGGCATCCCGATGCTCTGGCAGCACGATCAGCGTGAACCCATCGGCGTATGGCGCGACATCTTCGAAGATGACCGCGGCCTGTTCGTGCGCGGGCAGCTGATCCTGGACGGCGATCCGGTTGCCCAGCGTGCCTATGGCAAGCTGAAGCACGGCGCGCTTGGCGGCCTCTCGATCGGATACACCATCCCCAAGGGCGGTGCTGCTCCCGACCCCTACAAGGCCGGCGTCCTGCGGCTCAAGAAGATCGATCTTCGCGAGATCAGCCTCGTCACCATGCCCATGAATACCGAGGCGAAGGTGACGGCGGTCAAGACCGTCACCGACGGGCAGATCATGCCGTCGCTATCCGATTTTGAGAATTTCCTGCGCGAGGCAGGGTTCTCGAAAAGCCAGGCCACCGCAATTGCGGGGAAAGGCCTCAAATCGCTGCTCCGGAGTGAGTCCGGCAGTGAGTCCAACACCGACTTTCTGTCGGCTCTTGCCGCGCAAATCCGCGGCTGAACCCACCTCCTACGGAGCAATCCCATGACCGAGACCAAGAGCGCCGATCAGTTGGCGCAAGAAGTGAAGGCTGCGTTCGACACACGCCATGACCAGGTAAAAGCCATCGCCGAAGAGGCGCTGGGCAAGGCTGCCAAGGGTGAAGAGCTCTCGGCCGCAACCAAGCAGTTGGCCGACGAGGCGCTGACCGCGCTCAATGAAGCCAAGGCCCGCCTTGACGAGGTCGAGCAGAAGCTCGCCCGCAAGAAGCAGGATGACGAACGCTCCGATTATCGGACGATCGGTGAACGCGTCGTTTCGTCCGACACCATCAAGCCGTTCCTGAACAGCAAGACCGCCCGCGGCCGCGCCAGTGTCGAGGTCAAGGCGATCGTCTCTGCCCTCACGACCGATGCCAATGGCTCGGCCGGCGACCTCATCGTACCCGATCGTCAGCCGGGGATTATCACCCCTGGCCAGCGCCGTCTGACGGTCCGCGACCTGCTGACCCCAGGCCGCACCAACAGCAATGCGGTGCAGTATGTGAAGGAAACCGGCTTCACCAATGCAGCGGCCACCGTTTCGGAAACGGCTGGCGCCACCAAGCCGCAGACCGACATCAAGTTCGATGTCGTCACCAGCAGTGTCACCACGATCGCCCACTGGGTCCTGGCCACTCGTCAGATCCTCGACGATGTGCCGATGCTGCAGTCCTACATCGACGGCCGCCTGACCTATGGCCTGGCGCTCGTCGAGGAGAACCAGCTGCTGAACGGCGGCGGTACCGGCACCGATCTGCACGGCGTCTACACCCAGGCGACCGCCTTTGCGCCGCCGATCGCCATCCCGGCGCCTGTCACTCGCATCGATGTCCTGCGCCTCGCCATGCTGCAGACGGCTCTTTCCGAGCTGATGTCGACGGGCGTCGTGCTGCATCCGTCCGACTGGGCTGCGATCGAGCTGCTCAAGGACACCACCGGCCAGTTCATCATCGGCAATCCGCAGGGCAACCTGTCGCCGACGCTGTGGGGGCAGCCTGTGGTGGCAACGCAGTCGATGGCGACGGGCAAGTTCCTGACCGGCGCCTTCCAGCTCGGTGCGCAGATCTTCGACCGCATGGACGCCATGGTCGAGATCTCGACCGAGGACGACCAGAACTTCCGCAAGAACCTGGTGACGGTCCTGGCCGAAGAGCGCCTCGCGCTCGCGGTCTACCGCCCGGAGGCTTTCGTGAAGGGCGACTTCGCCGCTGCTGCCACCGCGGCAACGGCTGCTTGATGATGCAGGGGCCGGCTCCTTCCGGCCCCTCTCATCCAACGGAAGGGATAACCCATGATCCTCAAAGCCCTTGATACCCTGCACATCAGCTCGGTCAGTTCCAACAACATCCTTGCCGGCCAGAGCTTCGAGCTCGACGATCATTTTGGCCGACAGCTGATCGAACGTGGGCTCGCGGTCGAGGTCGGCGGGAGTGAACCGGCCCCTGCTGTCACGCGCAAATCTGGCTCCACGCACCGCACCAAGGCGGAATAATGTCTGAGATCGTCACGATCGAGCCACCCCAGGACCGTGCCGTGACGCTCGAAGAAGCACGCCAGCAGCTTCGGCTTGATGGCCGTGACGAGGACCTGCTGCTCGGCGCTAATCTGGATGCAGCCCAAGCCGAGCTCGAACAGCAGACCGGCCTGAAGTTGTGCGAACAGGCCCTCGAACTGCAGCTAGAAGACTGGCTGGATGAAATCACCGTGCCCATCCGTCCCTGCACGGTGGCCGAGATCCGCTACACTGCCCTGGGCGGTGCAACGTTGACCCTCCCTGAGACGGACTATGTCGTCCGCCGACGGCACGGGGTCACCCGCATCCGCCCGGCATCCGGGCAATCTTGGCCCGAGCTGGGTGAAGACGGCCTGATCCGGATCACACTGTCGGCCGGATTGGATGAGAACGACCCTGATCTGGCGATTGCCCGCGCTGCAATCCTGGTCAAAACCGCATCCCTGTTCGAAAACCGCGAAGGTGCAGCCTGTCTCGCCTTCGACACGTTGGTGGGTCAGCTCAAATGTCGCTGGATCTAGCCTCGAAGCTCGACACAAGGATCCGGATTGAGCGCAAGGTCGTCGCGCACGACCCGCAATATGGCACCGAACAGATAACGTGGGTCGAGTTCGCCTGCGTTTGGGCCGAGGTGAAGGACATTCTCCCATCCAAGGCCGAGCGCCTGGCCGACAGCATCCAGATAGGTCGCCGTCCCGCCCGGGTCCGCATTCGGCATCTGCCTGGCCTCTCCGCAGATATGCGGGTCATCATCGATACACGCGTCCACCAGATCATTTCCGGCCCTGCAACGCTGGGGCGGCGGGAGGCCATGGAGTTCATGGTCGAGGAACATTCGAGCGCAGGAGCCGCACCATGACGATCCGGCTCAAGGGTGGCCCTGAATTGCTGCGTTTGCTCGATGAACTGCCCAAAAACCTGGAGCGCAACGTGATCCGTGGCGGATTGCGGGCGGGCGCCAAGGTGATCCAGAAGCAGGCCAAGGCCAATGTGCCGGTGAAGACCGGCCAGCTAAAGCGAGCGATCGGGATTGGCACCCGAACCGAGGGCGCCAAGCTATCGTCTTACGTCAAACTGCGTGGGAAAGGCTCCTATCTTGGCCTGTTCATTGAATATGGGGTCGCACCCCACCTGATCTCGGTTTCAGAGGCCGACAAGCCGGTGCGTGAGTCCCGGCGCGGCCCGCGCAAAGTCGGTATCGGCACAATCAACAAGATGCTGAAGCGCGGCAGCCTCAAGATCGGCGAGAATTTCGTCGGTCCTGTGGTCATGCACCCGGGGCACGCCGCAAAACCCTTCCTGCGACCCGCGCTGTACCAGAAAGCCGAGGAAGCGGTCTCCGCCATGGGCGCCTATATCGCCCACCGGGTCCAGATTGGCGATCTTAAGGCGCCCGCGCTTGAGGTCGATGACGAATGAACGGCGTGATTGCGGTGCGCAGCCTCCTGGTGGGTGACTTGCGCGTGACAGCGCTTGTGCCGCCTGAGAGAATTGCAGCGGGCACCCTGCCGCAGGGCACTGCCCTCCCGGCCATCGCCCTGACGAGCATTGGCAGCGTGGACCGGAACGTGCCGTCGCCGGGGCCCAAACGCCGGGTGACGGAGCGGGTGCAGGTGGCCGTGCTGGCGCGGACCTATCCCGAAGCCAAAGCCATAATCGCCGCTGTCCGCGCGGCGGCTGCGGATCGCATGCCCCAAATCGACGGGCTCAGCGATGTCACCGTTCACACAGATTCCGCCGGTCCTGATTTCCTCGACGAGGAGACCGGCATCCACATGCAGGCGCAGGACTTCCGCGTCTCATTCAACGAGGCGCGTTGAAGCCTCACCTTCATAAGGACCTAATGCCATGACCGTTCGGACTTCCGCCGGCACCACCTTGAAGGTGTCGGCTTCTACCCCTGCGACCTTCGATGCCACCGGCTACAATGCGCTCACCATGACAGTGGTCGGCGAAGTATCCGACCTTGGCGAGTTCGGCCGCGAGTTCAATCTCGTCACCTTCAATCCCGTAGGCAGTCGCGGCGTGGTCAAGAAGAAGGGCAGCTTCAACCAGGGTACGATGACCATTCAGCTCGGCCTCGATACCGACGATGCCGGTCAGATCCTGCTTAAGTCCGCCTCGCTCTCGGACAGCGACCACAGCTTTCTCGTTACCACCCAGAACGGCGACAAGTACTACTTCCAGGCGCAGGTCATGAGCTTCAAGGTCAATGTCGGTTCGGTCGACCAGATCACCACCGCCTCTGTGACCCTCGAACTCACCACCAACTCCGCCGGTGTGGGCATTGTCGAAGTTCTCGCACCCTGATCCCTGACACCCTGACGGAGACATTCCATGTTTGACATCACCAAGCTTGCCGCCACCGAGACCTCGATCGTTGAGCTCGTCGGCGGCGATGATGCCCCGCTCTATGACGACAAGGGCAAGCGGCTGACGATCACGGTCTACGGCCCGGGCACTAAGATCTATCAGCGCGCCCAGCAGCGTCAGCAGAACCAGCTGATGGACAAGATCAAGAAGCGCGGGAAGATGGACCAGACGGCCGAGGAAAAGCTTGCTGAACAGGCCGACTTCCTCGCCGCCTGCACGGTCAGCTTCAACGGCTTTGCCTATCCGCCCGCCGATGGTCTCGAAGGCCAGGAGCTGTTCCGCAAGGCCTATGCCGACCCCTCGATCGGTTTCATTGCTGCCCAGGTTGCCGCCCACATCAATGACTGGGCAAATTTTACGAAGAGCTCGGCCAAGAGCTGAGCCTCTACGTCCGGCAATTGGCGTGGCTAGGCACCGCGCCCAAGCCCCGCAGCAGCAGTAAAGGCCGCACAGACCCCGATCCCGAACCGCTGACCCGCATGCAACGCATGGCAGTGGACGATCTCACACCCGACATGCCGCCGATCCGCACGCCCTGGATCATCGACCACCTGATGGATCTTGGGCCGAGCGAGGCTGGCGCCATGGGGCCGGTGCCCATCTCATGGGCGTCGATCGATCACTGGCAGCGCTGTTCGGGACACGATCTTCCGCCCTGGACATCGCGGCTGCTGCGCCGCCTCTCGATCGACTTTGTTGCCGAGACGGTGCGGGCCCGCGAACCCGATTGCCCGCCGCCCTGGACGGCAATGACCAGCCTCAACCGCGACGAAGTCTCCCGGAAAGTGACCAACGCATTCCGGGCGCTCATGATCTCGAAGGAGCCAAACCCATGAAGGCCGGCACCCTCGAGATTGAGCTCATCACCAATGTCGCCCGTCTCCAGAAGGAGATGGCTGACATGAAGCGGTCGGTGGCAGGCGCCATGGGAGACATCACAGAGTCCGCCACGCGTGCGGACAAGGCGCTGGGCTCGGCAGGCGGCGGCGGTCTCACCCGTATGGGCGGCTCGGCCAAGCTTGCTGGGCATCAGGTCCAGAACCTCGTGTACCAGCTTAATGACATGGTCGTGGGTCTGTTCTCGGGCCAGAAGCCGATGACCGTGTTCATGCAGCAGGGCACGCAGATCGCCCAGATCGGCATGCAGGCCGGTGTTGGCATCGGCGGCATGGCCCGGGCGCTGTTGGGACTTGCCGCCAGTGCAGCAGCTGCTGCGCTCACCAATCCCTACCTGCTGGCCGCAGCGGCGGCGGCCGGGATCGCGTTCGGTGCGTTCAAGCTGTTCCAGTCGAGCGTCAAGCAGTCGGGCGAACTCGACCGCTATGCCCAAAGCCTTGGCCTCACCGCCAAAGAGATGGAGAAGCTGGGCCCGGTCGGCGTGACTGCCGGCGATGTCATGCGCGGGCTGTGGCGCACGATCAGCGACGGGCTCAACCTCGGCCCGGTATTCTCCAGCCTCAAGGACTGGGCCGTCTGGGCGTTCCAGAAGGTGCTCGAGGTCGGCAAGATCAGCATTGCAGTGATCTATGCCGGCTGGGTCGGCGGGTTCGGCGCGATCCGCACCGTCTGGCAGGCGCTGCCTAGCGTGATCGGCGAGGCAGCGGTTGGCGCCGCCAATCTTGCCATCAGCGGGATCGAGTATCTCGCCAACAAGGCCATCGCCGCGCTCAACTGGCTGGCAAGCTGGGTCAATCCGGTGCTCGATCGGGTGGGTTTCGCGACCATTAGCCAGATCGAGACGGTCGCCCTGCCGCGCATGGAAAACAGCTTTGCCGGCTCGACTGCCCGCATGGGGGCAACGGTGCGCGATGAGTTCACCTCGGCCTTTGGCGACGCCATGACCATGATGGATGCGTTCTCGGCACAGTGG